TATTTATCCCTTGCAAGATTTTGAGCTGCGGATAAATAAGAAAGTAGATGGCGGCGTTGGTTCCGTAATGAGACAAAAATTTGATAAAATCGTAGCAGTTTAATCCGCTACTTTCTCTCAAGCCAAATAAAAAACAAGTTGGCAATATAGATTCCAAAGCCTGCAAATATTCCGAAAAAGAATGACAACAGGCAAAACAGACAAAACCAAAGTAAAATATCAATCATAATTTTAATTTTCGGTAAAGTTAAATTATGAGGCTTTTATACACAATTACAATTTTTCTTAATTATTGCAAAAAATGACAAAATTATCAAATGGCTTATTGCAGATTGAAATGTCTGACCTGCCAATCAAACTCACACCCGCAATGGGTTTTTATGCAGCAAAATTAGGCTATGAGCCAGATGACTGCAAAATGGAAATGGAAATCAAAAAGGTAAAGATTCTCGAAAAGAATTTTTTATCAATTGAGTACGCAGATAATATCGTTCATATTGAACAGGAACGAGATGAAGACGGGAATTTGATTAATATTGAAAGTCTCGTACATTCACAGCCAATCCGCACTGATATTCGAATGGTAATTCACAACGATTTGAGAAACGCGTTTAAGGCTTTGACCGTTCACGTTTTGTTTATCAATGGATTGGTTAGCGATGATAAGTATAACTCTTTGCAGGAAATGAACTTTGAAAGCATGGGGCTTGAAAATGAATTTGAGGCGTTTTGGACCGAATGGGAACAAAGACAAGCGAGTGAACATGAGTATCGAATGATGTCGAGGGTAAATGTTTTAGGATTGTCCTTTTCAGGTGCGGGAGATTCCGAAAGCGTATCAATCGTTTCAACTATCAAAAATCCATACGGCAAAGAAACCGCAAATGTTACCGCACTTGTAAAAATCAATGACATTGAAGAAAAGTATTATTTCGCAAAGGATTTAAAAATCGCAGTTGAAAATCTGAAAAGCGAAATTAGACAATTTATCTATTTTGGCAAAGTGGGCGAAATTTCAAAGCAACTGGACATGTTTAACGATAATCAAGACTAATGAATGTAGAAGAATTTCGTAAACTACAAAAAGCGCAAAAGCCCTCAAAAAAGGTAAAAACTGAAACGGGGGCTTTTGAGTTGTGGGCAGCCAAGCAAAACCTTACTTTTGAAAAGGAGGTAGGATTTGCACCGCCCCGCAGATGGAAGGCAGATTTTATGTTTTCCCACAACGGCAAAAAAATAGCTGTGGAAATCGAAGGTGGTGTATATTCAAACGGTAGGCATACAAGGGGCGCAGGGTTTGAGAAAGATATAGAAAAGTACAATGCCTACACACTTTTAGGAATTTACCTTTTAAGATTCACAACGGCGCAAATCGAAAAAGAACCCGCTAAATGTGTGGATACAATCAAAAAATGTTTTTAATTATGGAAAAATTATTTTTTTACGACCTTGAAACAACAGGCGTTAATTTTTGGAGACATGGCATACATCAAATTTCTGGGGCTATTGTAATAGATGGCGAAATTAAAGAAAGATTTGATTTTAAAGTAAAGCCAAATGAAAAAGCGATTATTGAAAATGATGCTCTTGGCGTGGGAAATGTAACCAAAGAGCAAATACTTGCATACCCTTCAATGGGTGAGGTTTATAAAAATCTTACATCAATGCTTGCAAAATACTGCAATAAGTTTGATAAAAAAGATAAATTTCACTTAGTAGGCTACAATATAAATTCTTTTGATAACGCATTTTTTAGGGCGTTTTTTGTTCAAAATAATGATAATTATTTTGGTAGCTGGTTTTGGAGTGATAGTATTGACTGCATGGTTCTGGCATCAAATAAGCTAAGAAGCAAACGCGCTGAATTGATAGACTTTAAACAAAAAACGGTTGCATCTTATTTGGGAATAGAAGTTGATGAGTCAAAATTACACGAGGCGCAATATGATATTTATTTATGTATGCAAATATTTGAAAAAGTTGCAAAATAATTGAAAATAAATTTGGCAATTAAAAAATAATGCCTACATTTGCAAAGGTTTTGATTTGTTAATTGTTAAGGTGGAATAAGGGGTAGGGAGTCGTGTACCTACCCTTTTTTAATTTACACGATTTTAAGATATGAAAACAGCATACCTAATTAGGACTTATTACAGCGACCATACGGCAGGGATATTAACCCTGACAGATGGCAATAAGGTGCTTATGACCTGCAATACTTTGGAATTGCCGTATATTGATAATAAAAATAATGTATCGTGTATCCCTGAAAACAATTACAATGTCGTACCTTACAGTAGCGCAAAATTCCCTAATACTTACCAAGTTACAAATGTGGTAGGTAGGGATAAAATTTTGATTCACAAAGGCAATACTAAGGCAAATACAGAGGGTTGTATCTTGGTGGGGGCTTACTCAAAAAGCGGGTTAATTATTAGCAGTAAAGACACATTGGCAAAACTTAAAAAAGTTGCTGATTCGTTTAAATTGGTCATTCTTGATGGCGCAAGTAATGAAAGGGGCTTAGAATCTTTTATACCCGCAATCGTTTCTTTATTTTCAAGCCTTGCACCAAATTTGATAGAACTAATTAGCAAAAAGAAAAAAGGGGATAAGGAGTTGATTATTAGGGCTATTTTGGCAACAGATGCAACCGCAGAAAATAAAATACTTTTAATCGAGACAATTTTAAATCTATGATTCGTAAAAAGATAAAAATAGAGTTAATCGAAACAAACGAGGGGCAAATTTTGGGAGTGCCTAAAAATCCACGTTACATAAAAGATGCAGAGTTTGAAAGGCTAAAACAATCTATCAAAGATTTTCCCGAAATGCTGGAAATACGGGAAGTAGTTGTTTTTCCTTTGAATGGTAGATATATTGCTTTGGGAGGCAATATGCGTTTTTTGGGATGCAAAGATTTAGGCTACACGCAAATTGACTGCGTAATTTTGCCCGCAGATATGCCCGCCGAAAAGTTGAAAGAATTTGCTATAAAAGATAACGGCAATTTTGGGGCTTGGGATTTTGAATTACTTGCAAATGAGTGGGATTTGGAATTGCTGGATATGGCAAATGTAGTTATTCCAAACTTTGAACTACCAGAAGAAACGCCCGAAGCAAAAGAAGATGATTTTGCCGTACCTGCTGACGGCATTGAAACTGACATAGTTTTAGGTGATTTATTTGAAATTGGCGAACATAGACTGCTTTGTGGCGATAGTACGGATAGTGAACAGGTTGCAAAGCTAATGAATGGTGAGAAAGCGGATATGGTATTTACTGACCCACCATTCCCAAATAATAGTGAAATAATGCACGACATGATAAAAAATATAGATGGTGCATTTAATAATTCAAGATTATTTTGTGATAATTTAATGATATGGTTTTGGGATAATTTAGAGTTCCCACCATTTTTGGAACAAGTAACATCAAAACATATATGGCATAAAACAAATGGTTGGCAAGCAGGACATTTTGAAACTATGTATTGTTATCACAATGATAAAACAAGACACGAACAAAAAGTTTTTTCAGTAAATAATGTTGGAGGTGAAAATAATAGAAAAGAACAAGGAAATCATCCAACACCAAAGCCAATAACTTTAGTAGTTCAAATTATAGATGAAATAGCTAAAAAGTCAAATTCAATTTTAGATTTATTCTTAGGTTCTGGAACTACAATGGTAGCATCACACCAACTTAAACGCAAATGTTATGGTATGGAACTTGACCCAAAATATTGCTCTGTTATCCTAAATAGAATGAAAAAGTTAGATAAAAATTTGGAAATCAAGTGTTTAAATCGTAACTTTGATGTAGAAAAAGAACTATCTAATTATGTGGAAAGATAAATTATTTACATGCCAAGTTTGTGAGTGCGAGTTTACAAAAGAAAACGCTTGTGCTACAAATATGCCTAAATTCTGTTCCAGAAAATGTTATTTCGTTTCTCATAAAAAGAAATCTTATAATTGCGAGAATTGCAATAAAGATTTTTATCCTAACAATGGGGGCGTAAATTCAAAGGTTTGCTCTAAAAAATGCCAATACGAATTGATGTCAAAAACAGAAAGCAGATTAAAGGGAAGGGAAAGACCAAACCTTTATCGGGCTGAGATTAAAAAGTGTAGGACATGTGATTGTGATTTTAGGGCTATTAATGATGCCATAAATAGAAAACAAGTTTATTGTTCACATACATGTTATGTAAAAGGGAATAGAGTGTCTAAATTTGAAGATAGTGTTTATGAATATTTAGTTGAGCAAAATATCAATCTTCAAAGGCAGGTAAGGCAAGGTAGATGGAGCTTTGATTTTTTGGTTAAAGATATGAGTATAATGATTGAGGCAGACGGAAGTTATTGGCACTCACTACCAAAGCAAGCCGAGAGAGATGTAAGAAAGAATGAATGGTGCAAAAAAAATAATTTTGAGATTTATAGAATAGATGAGTTGAAATTCTATAAAGACAAAAAATCTGCGTGCCAAGTAATAATCGAAAGAATGTTGAAACTTGATAGCACATTAATCGTAAAAAAGAATGGAGTTATTACAAATGAATTTCAATAATGGCAAAAGGTAAAGCGCAAAAAAAACACAACGATTTAGAAAAATTAGAACTTGTTACGGCAATTTGTGAGCTGTATTCAAGTGGGCAATACACGATTGAAAGTTGCTGCGAAAATAAAGGGATAGGCGAAAAAACATTTTTAAATTGGATTAATACGAATACGGAACTTGCGGAACTATATAAAAAGGCTAAAAACGAAGTAAAACAGCAAAATACAAAACGCCTGGTAAATAAGGCATTAAAGGAAATAGAACGCAGGATAGAAGGCTACACAGAAACGGAAGAAACATTTGAGGGTAAAAACGAAAACGGCACTTTTGTAGCTACTAAGGTAACACGCAAAAAAGTTAGGATAAAAGCAAGCGACTCCCTGCTAATGTTCGTAGGTAAAAACTCTTTAAATGTTGATGCAGACGCAACGCTGACAGATACGCAGAAAGTTGAGCATACTGGAGATATAAGCCTAAATATTACAGGCGTTGAAATATTATGATAGGCACAAAATTACGTCTTGATACACGAAATAACGAAAAACAAAAAGCAGCATTAGCAGCATGGAACGACAAAGAATGCACCCAAATAGTTTACGGCGGCGCAAAGGGAGGGGCTAAAACCCATACGGGCGTTTTCTGTGTTTTTGCGTGGGCGTTGCTTTATCCTGATACTCGTTATTTTATTGCACGTAAAAACCGCAGCGACCTAAAAAAACACACAGTCCCCTCAATCCAAAAAGTGCTAAATGAGTGGGGAATATCTCAAAACGACTACACATACAACGGTCAAGACTTTGCCTACTATTTTAAAAACGGTTCAGTAGTTATGCTTATTGAATGTCGCTATTTGCCAAGCGACCCAGAATATTACCGCTTTGGTTCTGCACAATATACAAGGGGTTGGATTGAAGAAGGCGGCGAAGTGGACAGTAAAGCCAAAAACAACCTTGCCGCTACTATTGGCAGATGGAATAATGATAAATATGATTTAAAGGCAAAACTCCTAATAACTTGCAATCCTGCAAAGAATTTCCTTTATACTGAATTTTACAAGCCGTTCAAAGATGGCAGCCTTACTCCTGACAAAATAATTATCTTTGCCTTACCACAAGATAACAAAATGCTGGAGCGTGATTATGTGGCACACTTAGAAAATACACTTACCCTAAATCAAAAACGGCGGTTACTTTTGGGGCTGTGGGAGTTTGAAGAAGATGCCAGGACCTTAATAAATTACGACTCAATCATAAATCTATTTTCAAACTCCTTTGTATCTGATGGCGAAAAATACCTTACTTGCGACATTGCACGACTGGGAAAAGATAGTACAATTATTTGGGTATGGTCAGGATTTAGAGGCACGCCGTACAAATTTAAGGGCTTAACTATTCCCGAAATAATTGCAGAAATTGAAAAGATAAGATTAAGGCACAATATAAGCAAATCGAATGTAGTAGCAGATGAGGGCGGTTTAGGCGTTGGTGTTGTGGACGTTGGAGGCTACAAAGGTTTTAATTCTGCAAATATGCCTATTCAAGTTGAGGGAGAATTTAAGAAAGAATTTCGCAATTTACGGGCGCAGGTATATTTTAATTTGGCGCAAAGAATCAACAAAAATGGCTACTATATTGACTGCGATAGTGAGGAGCGAGAACGCATTACGCAGGAGCTTGAATGGGTAAAATGCACTGATGACAGCCTAAGCGGTGCAAAGTTTCAAATCATATCAAAGGAAGAAATAAAGGAAAATTTAGGATTTAGCCCCGACTATGCAGATGCAATGGCTATGAGTGAATTTTTTGAGCTTAAACAGGAAACGGAAATAGATTATGCAGGTTTCTTTTTGTCGCAAAGTTAAACCCCTACTAAATTAATAGCAGGGGTTTGTTTTTTTAAGCCCACAATTTTACGGCTGTGCCATAATTTTTTTGCGCCTCGTTTACCGCTTTCTTTGCGTATGTGAGTGAAAAACTGTGTTCTCTTTTGTCTGGATTTTCAAGATAAAACTTGTGCTTTTTTTGGGACTCCTCAAGTTTGAAGGCGTAAAAATCTATACTTTCAGGCATTGATAAATTTACCGAACTTGCTTTACTTTGCCAATACGAAAAACGATCCTCGTAACTTTCTGCTTTATTTGAATATTCCACAAATTTAGCAAAGTTACTTTGCGCCTGCTCTATTATTTTTCTGTGGCGTTTTTCGGAGTGATGCCCTATTTTTATAGGCTCCGCCAAGCTTAGAAAATCCTTATCTTTATTTGAGGCATTGTAAAAGCTATCTGCTTTTTTATCCGCTGCCGCCGCATATCCTTGCAGTCTTTCTAAGCGTCTCGTTGCCCACTCCTGCACCGTAAACCCGTCCTCACGTACAATAGAGTAATAGTAAACGCCTGCTTTTTCGGCAATTAGATTGAAAACAATACTATCATTTTCTTTGCCGTATTTGGTCGTAACTGGAATAATATCCCCTTTTTCGTGTGGCTCGGTGCAAGCCGCTAAAAACACATTTGCGCAATACTTAAAATAAGTGTTCATAAAATTACTGTATTAAATTGTGATTGTTAATTGATACTGCAAAGATAAGCTAAATATAATTAACGTGCAAATAATTTGTAAGATAATTCAATAAAAAGGGAAAATAAATTTATTTTGCCAAACCTAAAAAATAATTTGAAATTTAATGTATTGATAATTAGATATTTGTAAATTATTTTAAAAATATTTTGCAAATAATTTGTTTTGTAAATAAAAAGCATTTATCTTTGTAGTATATTAATCATTCAAACAAACACGACAATGGCAACTGCAAAATACAGCGTACAATTAACAAGAAAGTCTGACAATCAAAAGTCTGTAAAATCTTTCAAAACCAAAAAAGATATGCAACGCTATCTTTCAAACAATTACACTACGTATCATTTTGAGATTTTAAACTAATCATTCACAATTAACACACACGACAATGCAAGTTAAATTTTCAATCAATCCAAGGCAATTCGCACAATTCGAGGCAGCAGAATATCGCAGCCTCGCAAACGCAAAAATAGAAATCAAGGGCTTTGCTCCTGTTTCTGATTTGATGGTAAACATTAAAATCGTAGCTTCTGTAAAGGAGTTGCAAAAAGACAATAACGGCTTAGATTTCACAAGCTTTGATTCTGTTTTGAAAAGCTACCCACAGACTATTGCAAACTTATTGCAAGCACTCATACTTGACTTAGATAGCAGGGGAGAAAGTGAATCAGCTTGGTTTTATTTTGGATTTGCAATGACAACAAAAATTCATGGTTTTGGCGAAATCGCTGAATCCGCTACTACGTTTGATTTTGTTACTTATTACAACGGTTTGCAAGCTGAAAAGTCAAGTATTCTGTTGAATGTGGGCGGATTTGATGCTTTGCAGTCGGTACAAAGCAATGTACATGAGTCTTTTTTGCCGATTTTAGGGGCTATTTTCAATCCACAAACATAATGACAAATGCCAACGCTGCCGCCTGTGCGTTTGGTTGTGGGAAGTAACAGGCGGTAGTCGGTGGCATAACTATTGGCAGATTTTAACCTTATGAATCACGATTTAACAAAGTTTATTGAAACTCGGCATTACTTGTTTGAGTGGAATACAGCAGAAAATTTAGAGGCTTTTTTAGCTAATTTGAAAAATACTTCAAAATCAATCAAAACGTTTCGTGGAAATATTGGAGAAATATATATATCCGTAACAGGTATTTTTGATGGTTCAGATATATTGGATATTGAAACTACCGAATGTATTATCCACCAATACACAAAAAAAGGAATGAAAAAACTTAGGGAGTATGAGCGTAAGCCATCCCCACAAAGGTTTTTTAGTAGCGATTGGATTACTGTTTTATAGTAGCTGCCAATGTAGAAATATGCGCCAGTGCTGCTTTTGGCTTTTGTGCGTTTGCCCCAGCAGCATGGGCGTATATTGTTTATATTAGTGGTTTCTTTATTTTTATGTAGTTTTATGTAGTTTTTACGAATATTTTAAAAATATTTGTAAAATAATGCAACTAATAAAAATAAAGCCCGTATATTTGTATTATAAAACAAGGGTAATAATGCACTTGTGGAAAAAAAACAAATTATGGCTTTAATTTTAAGATACACTGAAAATGCAGTTCAAGACCTCAAACATGGTTATTCATACCATCAAATTCAACCCTTATCAATCTACGAGGCACTCGTAGATTTACATGATGGATTATCGGCACTTGAGGTAGCATCTAAATTATTAGATATAGATGTTGATGAGCTTGAAGTGAAAAATGGAATAATTTTGCAAGCATTAAGTGGGCTATGTGGCTTTGAATTAGATTCTGAAAACATAGAAGATGCTATTGAGGAAGCAATGGCATTTAGATATAATCACGTTTATAATACAAAAGAAATGCCTTTTTTCGCAATATATGAAGGCAGTGTAATTGAAGGAAATGAAGAGGGTGTACTTTTTAGGGCAAAAAGTATATTATACAGCCAAAATCAAAAATGAAAACATATTAAACAAATATTTTAAATATGAATAAAGCATTTGTAATCCTCATAAAAGAATCTCAAGAAATAGAATTGTTTGGCTCTTTAAAAGAGTTATTCAAAAAATACGGGTACATTATTGAAAGAAAAATAGATACATTGTACGGGTGGGATTTCTATAAAAAAGACGATGAAAACAATGATATTACAAATGATTATTCGGATAGATTTGTTAGAATTGGCAAAAGAGAAATTCAGCGTTCAAAACACAGCGATACTTCTTTATAGTAACCACTAATGCTAAATGCTACTGACGTGCTGCAAGCGTTTAGCCTTGTGCGTTGATTTTGCAGCATGGGCAGTAGCATAAATGTTAGCGGTTTTTATTCACTTTTTAAGAATTTTTTAATATTTTTTTATGGAACAAATTAATAATATATCTGATTTTTTAAGACTGTTAAAAGAAAAAAAAACAGTAAAGGCGGGCTTTGTCTTGGTTATCAATGAAGGGCAAAACCACATCAAAATTGATTTGAGCGATGATATGGAAATTGATTTTCATTCATATTTTAAGGAGTATTTGAATGAGAATAGACCCATGTGGGGCTTTTATATAAAAAGCGAGGATGGCTGCATTATAGGGGAGGAAATAAAACTGCCTTCAGAATCAGAAAGGATGCGACTTGCTGCGATTAATAACGCAGGGCAAGAAGTTGGTTACCGAAAATATACAAACAAAATGGATTACCTATATTGACGCTAATGATTGTATTGCCGCAACTATCTAAGCAACATGCGTACTATATTTTACCCAAAATATGTAGTACGCATGTTTTTTTATTTCTGCAAAATCTTACTATTTCGGTACTCGCTTTTAGTAGGTGTTATTTGCTCTCCTACCCCTACAATTTTGCACGCAGTACGCCCGCCTAAAATCTTTATAGGTTCTAAGTTTTCATGTTCAGGCGCAACATCTTTGCTACCCTCAAAAAAGATGCAAATGTTTTTAGTTTCGCATTTAATAGCTACTGCGTTTAGCCCTTTTTCTGCGCAAAGTTTTTGCACAAAATTTGCATTTTCGTCTGTGAGAAATTCTTGTTTTGCTAACATTATTTGTATAAGTTTTTAGCTAATCGGTTAATTGTGGAATCCGCATATTCTACCCTATCAAGCGCAGCGTATCTATAAACGTTTTTCTTTGGCGGGCGGCGTTCTAAGTTGAAAGTTTCCACCATTTCAATACCATCAAATCTAATATATGAAATACTATCTACCCTCAAAACTGTGCCGTTTTTGAAGTATAAAACCCTGCTACATGTAACGCAGCCTACGTCTTTTCGAGTTGTGGAAAGCCCCGCAAATAAAACAAAAGTAAAGCAAAGCAAAAAAATCTTTTTCATCTGTTTGTGTAAATGTTTTCGGTTGGATATTTTTTAGAGAGCCTAAATAATTGAGACTCGCAGTTAATGAGTTTATTCTCTGTTATGTGTAATGCCTCCGACGTTGAATAATACATTTCAAGTACCTGCACGTACTTCTCAGTCGCTTTTGACCTTTCAAAATTACAAGCATCTAAGGCGTTTTCGCATAACTTATGTTTTTTTTCCGTTTCTGCCGTATCTTTTAGCAAGTGCCAAAACATGAAGAGGCATATAAGGCAACTTAGTGAAGTAGCTAAAAATATATAAACAAAATCCCTTCTAATATATTGCATATTATCCTACTGTAAATGTTTTTGTTACGGTGGTACTGTTACAAATAACGCCTGAAGCAAGTTGCAAAACTACGTTTGTCCATTGTACCGTAATTTCTGTGCCTGTTGCAAATGTTGTTGGTCCTAACTGCTCGCTATATTTGTTAGGGAACGGCAAAACTCCGTTCCTGTCTAAAACCGCACCCGTGCCAGGAACGCAGGGGTCAGGCAAAACCCAATATTCCCCGTGTGCAGGATATTGCAAAATTGAATCTATGAGTGTTTGCGTGCCGTTTAAGGTAAATGCGTAATCAAACAAATACCAAAAACCAGAAGCAGGAGGCGTTTCCATACTATCCACACCAAAATAAAACATTGAATCTGCCACATTTGAACACGGAAAAAGTGCTGAAATAGGCTCACTTTCAGTAACTAAAACGGGAATAGCTTGGTCAAGTCCTATTCGTAATCCTAAACCTTGTTTGTTTTTTTCTGCGGATTCATTTGCGTATGTTATTACGCAATTTGCAAAATCAACACCATACGGCTGTAAAACTGGGTTTGGAGAAAACGGGATATTTGTGCTTGGTGGGAAATTTGGCACATAGGACAAGTACTTATTAAATATAAAAAAAAGCGTGTAAGGTTTTGACGTTAATTCTATTAATTGCAGCCACTTTTTGCGAGTTGTGTAAGTGCAATTTGGTTGTATAGAAAACTCAAAAGTACGCCCTTTAGGTTCTTTCATAGAAAAACCTTTTCCATTTTCAGATAAATACAACGTATTTTCATCGCCATTTTTAAAAATAACTTCGCTTTGAATCTCTTGATTATCAAAAGTTATTGTTTCAATGTCGTTGAAAATAAATTGTATGTAATCTTCTATATAATTACTTATATTCATTAGCAGCTTGGTTTTGACATTGAAAAATGGATATACTCAATACCTGCATAATCATTGCAAGGCACAACCGTAGTGCCGAAATAAGGTGGCGTAGGCTCGTCCAACCACACAAAGTATGAATCTGGTTCCCAGTGATTACTTGCACCCGTTAAACTGCCCCGAATATTTAGCACCATTACCCTAATAAAATCCGTTCTTGTTTGTCCCGTTGGCGGTGGCGTGTAACCAAGTGCCAATAAGTCATTACTTGAATTTATATAGGCGTTATTATCCGCAGTGCAAAGCCTCACATTTAGCGGAATATCCACAGCGTTATTGGTTTCATCTACCAAAGGAAAAACACTTGTGCCGTCATGGTATTCAATCCTGATAAGTTGATTTATTGACCAAGTTGTAAGTCCGCCCGTTTCGGGGTCGTTTGATTCTTCAAACTTTTCGACCTCATAATGAGGGCCAGCCGCAATATTTGAGGTCTCCCTGAATTGCCGCCTATAAACGTGCATTATCAAATTAAATTCGGTCTCCCACTGCGATACTTCAAAGGGAAAATCCCTAATTTGAATAAATGCGGGGTTTATGTCATTTGAAAAATGTGATGTATCTACCAAATCCACCCTAAATGTGGGGTGCTTGCAAGGAAAATACTCATTTTGCGCTGCTGCCCCTGCGCCCGTATAGCCTTTTTGCAACTCCCAATAATTACCCACATACCCCACAACCACATCGTTTTGCGGGCTATTTGCAACTACCTTTGTATTCCATGCAGCCAAAGAAGCATCGGCATTTGCCGCAACTTGGTTAAACTCAAAAGCCTCCGCAGGTGTATTGCAAGTTACTGAAATACACAAAGGGGTAGGCATATCGTTTTTGTTTGCCATATTTTTTCATGTTCCACGTGGAACTATGTCCACAATGATTTGCACCAAATAAAATTATCGCAAAGGTAATCCACCTTAACGGGTTTGGGAATAGCAATACACTCTATTTTTGCGCCCCGCTTACCTTTTGAGACATTTATTATTTGAAAGTATTGTATTTCTTTTTCCAAATTAGGTAAAACTACGCCTTCTGAAAAGTCAGCTATAAACTTATCGCCACACATTAATCCCACCCCAAAATTAGGCAAAATTTCGGCACTTAGTTTTATATGTTGAAATTTTGTTACGTTCCATAATAATGGCGCAATTTTGGAGTCAATTAAAACCTTTGATAAACCCTTTTTGAAATACTCAAAACCAATCTCCACAACCTCCTGCCTATCTTTGTCATTCACAATAACTTGCCCTTGTAATTTTTGCGCTAAAAAATTCCTGTTTGTGTTTAGAATATCATAGCCATACAAAACACGCAAAAACCTAATCGGTTTGCCTACACTTGTTGAATGACTATCCTTTTGCGTTGTGCCGCCCGAGTGAATACTACCAAGTTGCCATATAAGTTTGCGCCCATCACTATACCATGTCGTATTGATAGAAACCCTACCCTGATTATCAAAAGTAATTTGGCAGCCCACATGGGAAAGTATTTTTGCTATAATCCTTTTGCATGTTAGCCTATTGTCGGAGGCAGATGATAAAGGTAAAAAAACATTATTATCCTTATTTGTTTCTGTAATGTAAACCTTTGTATTTTTGAATAACATTTCATAGTACAAAAGTCCGTCCCAATCTACGCCTGCAAAACCGTAAACGGGATTAGGCTGTACCCAATCGTTACTATACGCCCGAAAAATCAAATCCCTTACAATAGAAATAGGGTTGCCGCTCACTACGTAGGAGTTGTAAAATGTGAACTTTTGCCCAGGCATTGCAGCCGAATCAATGATAATCCAACTATTTGAAGGTATTGACAAATTGCCCTGCGCAAAATTTACGGCAATATCTCCCAAATACTCTTGTGAGTTTGGCGTACTTACCCTAAATCGTGTACTTGTTTCAAATTCGATTGTATATTGCCCTAAAAGCGGTGCATCACTTGAAAAGGGAGGGTATGTAAAATTTATAATCCTAACATCAAAAATCGTTGTATCAATACCCTGCACCGTTGTTTCCAAATTCCCATCTGCATCAAAACGGCAAAGCCCATGATAAATAATGTAGTTGCGAAATGGAAATGCAAACGAAGGCGTAAATGTAATAGGATTGTTTACTATTGCACCCGATAAAGCCCTGTAATAAATTGCCCAGCGTGCGGGCGCAAAAAGATTCGCCCTTTTGAAAATTGTGTAGCTACTATCTCTAATTTCCAAAATCGTACTACCCTTACTTTCTTCTATTTGTATAATCTCCCCAAAATAATACGCTAAGTCAGGCACACCCTCCCCAAAATTCAAATAAATTTCTACTTTTGAATTATAGAGATTATCAATGTTAATTATCGTACCTGCGCCCACAGCCCCTAAAATATTCCTTACATTATCAATTTGTAGCGAAATATTTGAGGCGGTTGTATCTTTCCCATCGGTGGTAGGTATGTAAGGAATTTGAGCATTTAGCACAATATCTACGTTCCTAATGTGGTTTGTTAGGTCAATAGTACTTCTTTCGATTTCTGTGTTATCATACTGCCATTGTCCCTGCGAATTTACACCCGTTATTTTATACGTGTCCACATAACAAATCACTTTCCATTTGATAATGGAAAAACCAAACCTATTTAAAGCCGCAATTTGTGCGGGTTGCAGTTCAAGTGTAAGCATAATTTAAAGCCCTTTTAATTCGCCGTTTATGATTTCCTGCTTTTGTATTTCCCTAATAATTCCATTTGCCTCTAATATTACAGTTAATTGCGTAATACTTTGTGGTGCGTTATTTGCAGCCGCTAAACCTTGTGCCTGTGCCTGTGAAGCTGCTGCGCCGTTTCCTGTTCCTGCACCTGCTTGTGTAGCGATACTTTCGGGCTGTTGCCCTATTTGCGAAATTAAAGCACCTGCAAGCCCTGAAATACCCAAAAGCGCAACACCGCCCGCAAGAAGCCCCCACGATATTGGGGGGGGTGTTGTTAAAGCCTCTTTCAAAAGATTAAGCCCCAATAATCTTGGCGCAGAAACTAAAACGGCGTTTAGGGTTTCTTTTACAAATTGTTGAAAAGCAACTTCCGCAGTTTGTGAGCCTGTTGCAACATTTCCAAATGCAGAACCGATGTTAAAAATAGCATCTCCAAGTGCATTTATTTCCGATTCCTTAAACTGTTTAAAAGCCTCTTCTACATTTCTTTGAGTGCCAAGCAAGGCTTTATCTACCTCGTTTAGTTTAGAAATTAGCTTATCTAAATCGCTTGTATCCGCTTTTGGCGCAATTAAAATATTTTCAGCAGGTGCAATTTGTCCTTGTGAGGGTAGGTTTGAAATACCCGAAATCGTAGGCAAAACCCCGCCTTCTGCCAATCTTTTAGCCTTAGCGATTTGGTTTTCTACTTCTTTTATGCTTGCCGCAGTTGCCGCCGCTTGCACCTGCAAAGAAGTAAGTAAATTAAAATCATTTGGGCTTTCGTTTATCTTTGTTTGAATTTCTGAAAGTTGCTTTTTCAAATCTGCCAAACTACCCAAAGCAGGACCGCCTTCCGCTTTTACAATTCCGTATAATTCTTTTAGCCTTTTTATTTGCGTCTCAATATCTTCCTTTTTGCCTAATAAGTCTGTAACCTGCGAGCCGCTTAATTTCTTGTTTTGAAAAGTTTCATTTATTTTTTTAAGTTGATTTTCAAAGTCCCCCAAGCTGCCCGCTTGTGCAAGTTCCTTTGTAGCTTTTGTGATTCCCTTTACGCCTTCTGCGGTTGCTTTTGCGCCCGTTTCTGTTATTCCTAATATTTCACTTAAACCCTTAGACCCTTTTAAATATTCCTTTACAAGTTCCTCCTGATATGATAGCTCTAATTTTTTTTGTGTTATTTGGTCTTTTGTAAAATTGGTTGCTTCCCTTGTAAAATCATTTGCATTTTTTTGTAAAGTATTTTGGTTTTGAAGTTGAGCCGCAGAAACAAAGCCCGTTTCTTTTTTAACGCTTTGAGACTGCCTAAGTAGATTTGCCTCAGCTTTTAATAACTCAAATCTTTGCGTTTCTAATGACTTTAATTCCTTCTCAATGCTCATCAAAGACTCCTGCGCAACCTGCAATCTTATCTTTTTATCATAAGCCTCATTTACTTTTTCTAATTGCCCAAAAAGTTGTTCATTTGTAACGGTTTCCGCATTTAATCCTTTTAAAAATGCGGGGTATTCGGCATTTAACTCTGATATTAATTGCTTACGTAAATCCTCCCCTTGATTTACTGTCGATATTGCCGCAACTAAATTGTTTAGGTTGTCTTTTTGTGAAACAAGCCCCGCAGAAACACTTTCTGTGTTTACCTTTGCAGTTTGCCCAAAAACGCCAAAAGCAACCGCTATTTTTTCAAGTTGTGAATAAAACTGCAATAAAGCAGGTATTAGCTTTTCCCCAAAAGAAGTTTTTAACTCTAAAATTTGGTTATCAAATTTATTTACGGTTGCCGCATAGCTATTTACATTTTGTTGCGCCGTTGCGCCAAATGTTTTTTCTAACTCGTTTGTAAATTTGGGTAAAAAGTCTTTTGAAACGACCTCGCCTTTTTGGAGCATGTCGTTTAGCTTGCTTTCTGTTACGCCTATTGAACGAGCCGCAATAGCAAAAGCCCCTGGCAACCTCTCCCCTATTTGACCTCTTAATTCTTCTGAGCTTAGCGTTCCCTTAGATGCAATTTGCCCAAGTGCCAAAAGTACCCCATTTGAATCTTCAGCACTTAAACCCATTGCAGTCATGGCAATAGCAACTTGGCGAAACTCTTTTTCCGCTGCGTTCATTGTTTGCCCTGACTGCGTAGCACTTACAATGAAATTCTTATACGCAACCTGATTCTTTTCAATAGAAATTCCTAATTCATTTGCCGTATCTTTGAAACGGGAATAAGCTGCCGCGCCCGCATCTGCACTGCCAGCCGCAAAACCCAAGGCACGATTAACCGTTTGAAAATCGCTTGCCGCTTTTATGGAATCTTTACCAAACTCAATAAGTGCTGCGCCTATTGCCTTTATTCCATCAGCAACAGCCGTTCCAATAGATAGGGCTGTTATTTGCCCAAATCCTTGTTTTATGCCATCAAAAAAACCCGCAGTTGGTTTTTCAAGTTGCTCATTTACACCCCTAATTGAAGCCTCTAAACTGCCTATTCTTTGCCCTACCGTTCTAAGTTCGGCGGCTTTATCTATAAAAGCCTGCTCATTTGGTGCAAGCAATCTAATTTCTTCATTTAGCTTTTTGTATCTTTGATTTAAGGCAGAAAGATTATCGCCACTGGCAATAAAATCCTTATTAGCAAGTGTTACCTTGCCAATAGCATCACTCATTGCTTTTGTTGAAGCCTGCATTTGTCGGTCTAAATTCCTAAGTTGTGCGGAAAACTGCGCCGAATCCAGACTTATACTAATCCCTAAATCTGCCATAACATGTACTTTTGTTTTCAAAAATACGCAAAAAAAAGAGGCGCATTTCTGCGACCTCCCTACAATTAACACAAATCAAGATTTTTTCTGGAAAAACATTCCATACATTTCATTATCTGTGTATTGCTTTTCTTCTTTTTTGATACCCAATAATTTTTTAATTCTTTCAGGCGCAGTCTCAAAAACGGGGTTGCTTTTTAGTTTTTGCTCATAACCTGCCATTCCGCTATTGTGAAAGCAAGCGTGTAAAAAGCCCACACTTTGCGCAATCCACAATAAAAATGCTTGGTTATCATTTTCCTTTTCAAGTCTTTCTTTTTCAAGTTCTATAACGGTTTCAATCAAAATTTGGTTTTCGCCACTATTCCAAAGGCTTAAAAAATTAGGGTCGTTTACTCCATGTCCGCAGTATTTAGCAACTGTAATTTTGTCTCGGTAGTAGTTTCTGCGTTCTGTTCGTTCACTTTCTGTATAAACCCCAAACCTTCCGCTGTAACACCTTGCACCGTTTTTGAAAGCTCGTTATCTAATTGCAGTAATTTGATTACGTCCCACTTTTGCGGAGTGTAGTCTCCTACAGGGTCGGCGTTATTGTTGAAAATAGATTTACCCTCACTATCTCTCACAAAGTTTGCACGAATAGCCAAAAGTGCATATGTGTCTGAAAGGTTTTTTAGTTCCTTCTCATAATGATTTTGAACGGGTTTTTCCCCCTGATTCTTTTGTGCGTAAAATGTAGCCCACTGCGTGTTAGGCTGTAAAAAATGGCTTAATGCAACAGATAGACGTTTTTCTTTTTGGGCGATAAACTTAGTGTCTACCCCGCCAACAATTAGCATATCTAACTCGTTTTGCATCTCATCACAAACCCCTTGCCACCATGCCTTGCAGTATTCCTGCACATCAAATTCTTTTGCAAGTAATTCGTCTTTTTGGTCAAAAAGTTCTTTTTCCGCAATTTTACGGGCTTTTCTTGACTCACTTCTTAATAATGCCTGACGTTCAATAACGGGAACGTCCACCACAGAAAGTTGATTACCCATTGATTCAACATGAATCATTTCTGGCGTTTGAAATACTATTTTCATAAACTTGTGTTAATTAGACCGCAAATATACAAAAATGTTCCACATGGAACAAAAAAATAAGCCACAATTCCTGCGGCTTATTCTTATATTAATCATTTCACTATTACTCGCTTGTAATAATTTCCCATCTTACAAACGGATTCGTAAGATTTCCCACACGATTTTTGATATTTGAAATATCTCCGTTTGCATAGGGAATCCGTTGTGTATAGTCTTTTGGGAACATCTTGAACCAAGCTGTCGAAGCGGGTGCAGTGCCTAAAATGGGATTCACAGATACCCAAATATCGTCGTTATATGTGGCGTATTCGCCTACCCCGTAATTCATTTCATTACTCCAATCAGGATAGCCTGTCTTTAAGAAATACGTCCACTCCAAAACATCTCCCAAAGCAGGAGGGGTAACAAATTCTACAAGCCCTGAACCTTCGTCATAATATACCAATTCGGAAGGCGATACGAGCCTACCATTTAGGCGAATATCAACAAAGTAGCGATAGGGGTCATTTAACGCCTTATCTCTGCGTACAACTTGCAAGTTTAAAACGCTTGCTACAAGTGTTGCCTCCTGCGCTGCCGTTAGGCTCGTTTGTGTGCTACCAATAGCCGTACCAAGCCCAGGCTGAAAACCCGTATTTGTGCCGTTTGGGCCCCAACCTAATGTAAAGTTGGTTGTATCTTCAAAGAATTTTTCTGCAACTACAACCGTACCAAGCCCTACCCTTTGTCGGGGTTGCGAGCTGTAAAACTCGACATTATAGGTTTGGTCGTCACCAACGCCTGAACAATCTAAAACCCTGATACCACACTCGGGTAGGATATAAGACATGTGCAAATGGTTTCCACTACCTGCTTGCCATACAAACAGATTACCCATAATACCATAATCTTTGTCCTCGATTGTGGTATTTGTCATTGCAATCTTGTGGGTTGTATTTCCCCCCGCTTGTTTTGCAAAGGTATCAATGTTCAAAATAGCTGCTAATGTGCGAACCTCCGCCCCTTTAAAAGTTAAAGGGAAAGTATAATCTAAACCATCGTTAATGGTTGTTTTTGTTCTCCCTGCCTCTTGATAAGTTTGAGGGTTTACGGGCGCAGCTACTATATTAGCCATCGGGTCAAGTTTTCCGATTGCATGGTAGGCGTGCATCAAATCGGGAAAATTTGAAAAAATCGTTTTCCCATACGGTTGCCAAAAAATGACCCCCGTTTCTAACTTGGTTCTTTCGCTATCTACACTGTTAAAATCCCCGTGCTGTGTAACGAGGGTATTATCGTAGTTGATACTAAGATTATTATTTGCTGCCATATTAATGGTTGTTATTAAAGTCGAAAATAAATTCTAAAATCATTTCATAACGCAAAGCCCCACATTTGCCAATTTCAGTAGGATTGTCTCCGCCAAAATTCCTAATGTTGTAAATGCCAAAATCGCCGTATGTAAATGGTGGACTTAATCCTAATACAGGGTCAATATCTACAAAAGTAGTACGCATTTGGTTTTGAGAAAGATACGTTTGAAATCTTGACCATGTATTGTCAAAAACTTCACTTGTAACACCCATAATTTCCTGCTCGCTACGCAAAATACCAATCCTTACCCTTACTGCGCTTTGGGTAGTAGTGTTTGATGTATGCGTATCTACCCTACCATCAATATACGCATACACTAAGTTCCTACCTGTGCAATCCGCCTTTGTTGGTCTTACATTTTTTTCATACCACAAAAAAGCAGGTTGATAGGAAGTTGATACAGGATTTTGAGGCAAAAAATAAATATTATTTGTTAGTTGCTTCAAAAATGTAACTATCTGCGTGCGTAAAAGTAGCTTATTGAACATTAGAATGGGTTTTGATATGTGGGAGAAACGCCCCTATTTACCTGCCTAAAAAATTCATTAATAGTTTCAATGAATTTTGTATTGATAAATTGACCGTACAAAGTGAGTGTAATTTGGAAATAGTCTTGACCGTATTTTCTTGCTGCCCAATCTGCAATCCATCTGCCATAATCGCCAACTGCGCCCAAAGATTCATTCAAAAAAACAAACGCTTCGTGCTTTGCAATTTCTGAAACGTCAATATCAATCGCATTTCTTAGCTGCCCCGATATTACGCCCACATACCCACTTTCGCCTTGTGAGATAGAACTTGGATAAGATTTAGGATAGTTTTCGCCCGTTTCGCCGTTCAAAATTTCGCTTTTCAGCTTTTCCTGCAAAAACGTAGCGGCATCTCGCACCAAAAACGAAAGAAGTTTTGAGAAACGCTCCTGCATTAATTGTACTTTCCTATCAAGTCCTGTTCTATTGATTGTTACCATAATAGCATGTTCCACGTGGAACGTTTAGCAGCCGCATGAATCGCATTGTGTAGGCGCATCGTAAATACAGTTGTCAGTTATACTTACAACGCCAAAAGCTGAAAAATCAAACTTTGGTTGCACCGTATCAATGCAGCTAATATTTAACCATGCAACATAGCGCAATTTTAAGCAGTCCGAAATTTGGCAAAAATATGTACAAGCACTGTTTTCTAATCGCTTCAAAGTTGCATATTCATGGTCGGCACAAACACACCCGCACGCCCTTTGCGTATCAAGGTATAATTTATAATACATGTTCAAAACCATGTACTTAAACCCTTGCCTCAAAATACTGCAAAAGGGCGCAGACATATTAGCAATATCAACTTGACATTCTAAGCACCATTTATTAAGCAGTGTAGCAGCAACACCAACCTGCGAAAATTCGCCATTTACGGCAACATCTGTATTTATAGCCGCAGCATTAAAAGAACCGACCGCCGTAAGCTGACCGCCCAAAGCTGCTATAAATTCCTCGCCTGTAAATGTTGTTGTCGTTATTGTACACATATAATAGTTTTAAAAGCGGGTTACCCCGCTTAATTATGATGGGAATTTCCCATCGCAAACCGCCCATGCGTGTAAAGCATCTGCCATATAAGCAAGATACCTTTCCTCACAGCGAATTTTGTTGATAAAGTCAGTTGCTGTCAAGTCAGTTGCAAAATACAAGTCTTGCGCTACAATAAACATGTTTTCCATTTGCGGAATCACAAGTTTAAAGCCAATATTTGCAATACTGCCCGCTTCGGTTTCTTTTGGAAAGCCATATTTGTCATCAACACCATGCACCCACGCACCGCTTAACGCCTGTTTGAAAGTAGGAATAAATACAAGGTAGCTATTTGGCATTAACTGGTCAAGCACCCCCGAAACTTGCACTCTACGGCGTTCAATCATATCAACTGTTGGCTGCCAATCGGGGTGGTAATAACAAATTACTGGTGTTTGTGGTGTGATAGGATACATAGGGGCTTCCGCATCTTTAACACCTAACGCCTGTTTTCTCAATGCGTTTGCTGCAAAATTAAGGTTAGCAATAATGTTATCAATACGATTCGAATACAGCCCCTGACAATCAAAACACAAAGAAGTTTTTGTAGGCTTTTTCAAAATAGCACGATACGCCGCTTTTGCTTTTCCCAAAGTTACATTTCTACGAATACGACCCATTAACTCGGTCATGCTTGTGCCTACGGTTTTTCCTTCTAACCATTTTGCAACAGCCGTCCCAGTTCCGTAACGGTTGGGAGCTTGCAAATTTGGTTTGCCGTTATAAATCCCACTTAGCGGAATTTCAGTTATATCTGATGGAAGTCTATAATACTCCATATCAGATGTAAAATGGTTAATATCAAAATTAATCATACCACGACCGTCCACAGTTCTAAGTGCGGCGGTCCAACCCATATCATAAATTGCCTCCCCCGCAAGCGTATCAAGTGCGGAAACAGTCATGCGGTATTCAGGGCGCAAAATTCCCGTTTCTCCCCAAAATGAGGTTTTCGTATGGGTAATTTTATCACTAATGTCTTGGCTACTTTTAACCATCAACATAGCACCTAAATGAATATTGTTTTCCTTAGCAATTTTGCCAAGTTCTAACAAATCATGAGTACCTGCAAACTTTTCATTCGCAACGTGTACCATATCCTCACGAGCCTCTTTTGGCAATTCCAAATACTTAGCTACGTCTTTACGATAGTTTGAGTCGTTGGCTTTAATCGCAGGAGTAAAACCTTTTACGATTTGCGACATCTCAAGTGATGCCTGCTCCAGCGTTTGTTTGATGTCTTGAAACATATATTTTTGATATTGCAAGCCTTTTTAGGGGCTTGCTGTTATTGTTGTTTTAAGCGATAACTGTGAATGTTGATGTGCTTGCGCTGCCGTTGATAGTAATATCAAGTTCTTCCAAATCTGCATTTGTGCCAATTACCACACAGGTAAATGATTGGGTTGCACCATCAACAGCCGCAGGAGAAACTGTAAATAATACAGACGTACAAACAAAACCCGCTGCAATTATCGCAGCCTTAATAGCAGCTGCCGTTGTCGCTTGCGCTGCATCTGTAATATTTCCTGTTGCGGTTTGGTCGGTTGATGTTGTGAAATCAACGGTATTAACCGTATCAACTTGCGCCGCTGTGGTTTTTGTATATTGCTTTTCTGCACTCCAATTACGCAAAACACTATTATCAACAGTATTACAGCTAACAATTTCCGCACTCGTATCAGTTACCGCAACTGTAAGATTGTAGGCTAAACAACAAGGAGATTCCGCAGTTGTTTGATTAGCGCAATCACAATCCGTACCGTTAATTGTAGATTTTACAATCAACCAAACATCGCTATAAGTCCCCGTACCCTTAAACGTGTAAGATACATTTTGCCCGTACCCTTGCGGCGTAAACGATACAACGCCACCAGAGTTTGTAACAATGCCATCAAAATTCCAAGAAAGTGTGCCTAATCCATTTGCAGGGTTTCCGTTCAAAGCGTTTGCATTGAAATCAACAGTAAGCCCAAATTGACCCGCAATAGAAGGCGCAGCGGCAATATCGCAGCAAGTAGTTGAGCATCCGCAATCTCCTGACAAAGTAGGACCAGCCAAAGAAGCGTTATCAAACTTTTGCTCAATCATTACATCTGCCCAATAATTACTTGAAAAAGTTAATTTGTTGGGGTTGTCCGCACGAGTGTAAGAATCCGTCACTTGAAAGAACCCTACTGGAATTCGGTTTGTACCTGCGCCCGTTGCAACGTCTGTAATCAAACCGCTTTCAATAATGTAGTAAGCGGTTTTACCAAGCAAGCCCGTTTTAGCTGCTGCGCTATCCATTTGCATAGCCCACAAGCCCTCAGTATAATAGTCAGCCATTTGCCCTGGCGCATGGTCTTGCACAGCAATACCGATACGATTACCGCCGCCGTTAGGGTCTCCACCGAAACCGCCTAACAAACGAGTTGTACCGCCGCAAATAACCTTTAGGGCAATAAAATTTTCAGTTTCCGAGTAGGAACTGTATTTGATTGGTCTTTGGTAACCAAGTTGCAAGCCCGTAGCTTTTTCCAAGTCCAAAGTTTCAAGTGATAAGCGGGTACGCTCTGCACTTTGGTAGTACTTTGCTAATGCGGGTCTGATATAATGTAATTTTTCCATTTTTATGCGTATGGAGATACTGTTTTAGGTTTAGTTTCGTTTTGTCCCCCTTCTGGGTTTAGTTGTTTTGCCTTAAACGCCGCTTCTTTTTCAGTGAGCGTTTCAATTTCCTTTTCCAAGTCCACAATATTAAGCCCCTTTGCAAGAACTTCTAAATGTGTTTTGTTTGCATCGGGTGCAAGAGTCAAAGATTTATTTACAAATGAATCTTCTTTCAATTTGCGCAAATTTGCCTCTTTTTCTTTGTAGGCGTGCAGCTCCTCACTCATTCCCTTTACAATATCCGCCGTAATTACGGTATCTTTATCGTTAAGGTGTTTTAGTTTTACGGTTAAAGTCTCCATATTTTCAATCTTTTGAAATTTTACACTTTCTTCTTTGGTTTGGTTTGCCGATTTGTTAGCCCCATATGGAACTAATGACAACTCTAACCATTCAGACTCTGGGGCTGCGCTGTAAACGTAGGAGTTATCGTACCAATTTTCGCCTTCAATAACTTTTGGGACTCCTGTGCGCACACGAACTGAACAATTTTTGTAAATACCTGCATCTATGCAATCAACTGCTTTTAAACTGCCCACTTCAGCATCTGGCAAAACAAAAACGTCTGCCATTAATTCCCAGCGATTTGCAACGGCGTTTCTTTCTACCCTTGCCGAAAACACCTTACCAAGTGGCTCATCATAATCATGCCTAAAAACAAAAGGAACGCCATTTTGCCCATTGATTGCCCACATATCTAATAATGACTTATCAAAAACATCATTATCAGTGTCTTTTTCGTCTGTTGAGGCACGATATTCGTAAACACCAAACTCGTCTATTCTTTCTGCAATCTTGCCGCTAACTTTTGAAAGTATAAGGTTTTTAATTTCAGGGGTAAGTTCTTTTTTCTTAGCGGTTACAGTCAATACCTTTTCCCTTTCATTTCCACTTGCCGCATGTGTTACCACACTTTCCGCCGCTGTTTCTGTCCACGAATTTCCAAAGGTAATTTCATTACCCTTCACCGTTACATCTTTTAGTTTTGCTATGTGTGGCGCAATCTGCCCAATAATCTTGTATTTCATGCGTTTTTTCTTTATGCAAATATACCTTTTCTTTACACTATGATTTTTTTTGAAAAAAGATTAAAAATAAGTTACAAATAATTTGCACAGTAATTAAAAAACACTTATCTTTGCAGTATAATAATTCACAATCACAATTTAATACACGACATTATGAAATTTGGCTCTAATACAAAGCTGCAAAATAACGCAAGCATACCAAGCATTTCCGTATATAGATTTTTCACAGAAATACCATCAGAAGAAAACGCCTTTTACGGCAAACAAACTTTTGTAGTAGTGAAAAAACAAATAGGTAATATTGAAACGTGCTATACGCAATGGGGTACACTAAAATGCACAAACATTAACCAGTTTAAACATGCCGCTTTTAAAGGTGGAAAAATAGACAGTCTGCATTATGAGTTTATAGATAAAGATAAATTTCCGATATTATATAATAGGATATTAAAAAGATATAGCTTAAATTGAAAAAATAAATAAAAAAGGGCTGCATTTATATTGCAGCCCTTTTTTATTCTCTTGAAAACGCCCTATATTTATCCAAAGTTTCCACCAACTTCTTTTTTTCCCTACATTCCCAAAATTGATACGCTATTATTCCCTCCTCAAAAGACAAAATTGGCACGGCTTTATTTTCGTTTTCACTCGGTTTTTCGGGTGCGGTTGCAGGGGCTTGGTAAGTGTGCCAAATATCAAAAATGCAAGTTTCGATTATTGAGTAGTTTTCAGACAAAAGCATTTCCTTAATAATGTCAATTTTGCTGCAAAACTTGTAAGGGTTTACGCCTAAATGCTTGCATAAAAACATAATTTCGTCAAGTTCCAAGCATTTGGCAATTTCTGTGGGTTCTTTGGCTATGCAGCCGCCGCAGTCTGTGGGGTGCAAGTCTATTTTTACGCCGCTTAATTTTAAGGTTTTCTTGTTTCCCTTTGGGGGTTTTACCCCTGCGATAAGCCCTATTTTTTTAAGCAGCGAAAATTTCTGCAAAAGGGTAGGCGTTTTTTGAGTGTGCAAAATCCTGTAATGTGCGTTTTGGCATTTCGGGTTGCAATACTTTTTTTTAAGGCTTAAATACTGAAACTTTGTGCCGCAAAACAAACATTTTGCCGTTCTTTTTTTATGCGTGCTGTGGAATAATTTCAACTTACATTTATTGCTACACGTTTTTGCAGTCGCTTTTTTTGCCGAAATATCGGAGCAACAAACACAGCATTTTTTTACCGTTTCAATTATTCGTGCAGATTTATTTTGCATAATTTTAATTTTTACAAAAATAGGGAAAATCTTTGTATATTTGCAAAACAATTAACACAAATTTATGGAAACGCAATTTGCCGTTTGGGAAGTACTTCTTTATATTGTTTGTTCACTGATAATCGTATTTCTATCCTCAAAAATTCATAAAGAAAAGTTTGATGTTTGGGAAGTCGTATTTCTGTTTACAATGGAAATACTAATTATGGCTGTGCTTAAAAACTTTGGAATTATTGCTGCGTAATTTCCCAATCCATAAACGAACCGCTTATATTAGCGGTCCAAGTTTCTTTTTTGAATGTTACATTTGAGACGTGGAAAATGTAGGAGGATGCGCAGCCTGTGCAGGTCGCATGAATACGCCCCGCCTTCTGTTCAAAAACATAATCTTTCCTTCCACCCGCTAAGGTGGTGTAAAATTGGTTTTGATTGTAGAAATAAATCGAACCTGCTACGGTGGCATTTAGATAGGTTTGGCGCAAATTATACTTACCACTTTTGTACGGTTGCACCTGCTGTTGAATACAAGATACCAAAAATAAAGCCGAAGTTATAGCAATAATAAATATTTTCATAATTATTTTACAAATTATTTGTTAATCTAATTAAAGTTTACTATCTTTGCAGAAACTTTTAATACACAAAGATATGCAAAACGGACACGACATTATTTGGTATCTTTGGGCTTAATTGTGGCTCTTTGTGATAATATCATACATATAAAAATAGGTGGTGCTATTATTGCTTTCATATACCTTTTAGCTTTGGGATATGAGCATTTTAATAAAAAGACTTTTACAGAATAAAATATAGGCTTTTCGTTTTTGATGTTTTTCATAACTACACGCAGGTGCTAACTGCGTGTTTTTTTTGTTCCACATGGAACATCACAGCAATACAGGCTCATTCACAAACCCCGAAGGCGCATTAATAGGGATTACATTTTTAGGCAGATTCCAAAAAGGCACGTAGGTACATCTGCAATTTGGGTGCAAAGGAATTGTAGGGCGTGCCAAATTGAAGATGTATGTACCTGCGGCATCTACACAAATAGGGCAAGCGGTGGAGGCTACTACCAATTTTACATATTGTATGCCCGCCTCACTATATCGCTGATTGAAAGTTTCGCCGTATGCAATCTGCATCTCGGTACGCACTAAACGAGACCAGTGCCATTTTGCGCCCGTTCCTACATTGTTTTTTACTTCCCTAATAATTTCACGCCAATTTAGCCCGTTTTGCAGACCATCTGCGATAATATCCATGGTCAAAGGGTAAAATTGCTTTGTGAGTGCCGCTGTAATCCGTTGCTGTCCTGCGATTACAAACTTTTTGTAAAAAATAGAATTTACGTCTAATGGAAAGAATTTTGGAACGGCAGCGAATAAAGTGGGGTTTTGAAGTTTCGCAAATCTTTCAATATAATTATACGCCTCGTTGTAGCCATCTTGCCAAATTTCGGGGTAGTATTTGGCGAAAACTTCTTTAAAAAGAGGGTCGTACTTTTCAAAAATAGCAAATAAACCCCTTATTTGTTCGGGGCTAATTCCTAAACTTTGCAGGTTGCCTATCAATAATTGAATCTCAATATCTGTGTAGGCTTTTATTTTTACGCTTGCCGCTTTTTCGTCTTCCTTTGTGTTAGATATTTGGCGCAAATAAGCTACCAAATCATTACTCATATTATCTAAAACCTTACCCACAGCAAGCCCAAATCTGCGAGCTATTTGATTAGCTGTGTCCCAGCGCAAAGGTCGCACTGACATATCAACTACATTTAAGCCTTTTGTTTTGTCGTTGCACATATTATTCTGTAATTTCAAATAGTGGAATTATGTCTGTATTTTCTATAATTAAATGATATTCTTTGGATTCGTGCATGTATGTATTTTGCATTGTGCAGTCTAAACCCCACACACACCAAACAGTATCTTTTTTTATTTTCTTTAAATAAGACTCGGCTATTTCTAAAGTCGCAAACGCATAACCGCCTTCGTAGCTGTCATTTTTACCTACCTTTTGAATACCTGGGGTGTCCGTTTTTAAAGAACGCCTAATAGCGTCAATATAATTTTGTGTGTGTCCTATTGTGTATATCATTATTCTATTATTATTCCATGTTCCGCCGCAAACGCATACGCAGCAGTAGGATTTATCATTGCCATTTTTTCAACTACCACCATTATTTTTTCGTAGGTTTCGGCTTCGATTTTTTCAATTTCCGCCCGTTCCTTCGCCGTTTCATAATTATTGTATAACCATTCAATTTTCAATGAATCTATGATTTTTGGATTCATTTTCATACGGCGCAAATGGTTTTTGATAATGTGTAAAATAATAGGCGCAACATCTGTGCGGGTTGCTGTAATCCAATCACCCTGCGAATCCATAATCATTTTGAATCTTTCTCCAGAAAAACCGCCCCCTCCCTGTGTAAGAATTGACAATAATTCCACAGGCATATCTAATGCGTTTGCAAGTAGGATTGAAAAGAAATCCAAAGTATTTTTACTCACACCCGAACCCGTAATATTATCGCCGTAGGCTTGTGAGGTTATGGTCAAGTCCTTGCCTGGCACGCTTACAACTGTATGGCTACCTTTGCCATTTGCCATATCTTTCAAACCTCTTGCAACAGATTCTTTTATATTACTTACAATATTTGCCCACATTTGCGCCACAGGTGTAAGCACCCATTTACCCTCCTCATTTTTCACAGTTTCAAAAACTTTTGGGTCGTTATTTGCAATAGTGGTAAGCGTAGCAGGATTTGCGTGCCTTGTTGCGCTGCTACTTTCTGCGTTCACGACTTTTGCGAATGACTCCGAAGCCCAAGCCCCGCCGTAAATTAGTGGCTTACCCCAGTCGAAACCATCTTCATGCTCCAAAGCTAAATACTGAAAAAATGGGCTGCTAATATCTACTTTTTGTATATTGTAGTACAATTCGCTTTTGTTTATATCTACCCTTTGAAAGCAGAAATTGCGAGAATTAAACCGTAAAACGCCTAAAAAATTACCCTGCTCATCAAAACGTTCTTCCAAAAAAGTCATGCCTGAACGTTGGCATGTTTCTACGATTTGATAGGCTAATGTTGATAAGCCCGTTTTAATTTGCGGCGTTCCTACCTCCTCTTTTAACAGTGGGCAATTTTGAATAAACAAATTAGCCTCACTAACTACCCTTTGAACTTCGGCGGATTCAGGCAAAGTAGATTCACATTCCACACGACCGACAAACGCACTTCTTTTCTGTATTGCCCTTTGTACAAAAGGGATTTCTATAAAAGCCACGTCCGATAATTGCAACCAATCTAACGGGTTTCTGGACCCGTCTAAAACTTCTGTACAACCGCTCATTATTTCAATAAGCCTATTTTGTACCGTTCCGTAGCTGTGGAACGAGTCATAACGAAACGTCCCATAATTATTTTCTATATTTAGGGCTTTGAGCGCATACCTTGCAAAGCCTTGTTTTAGTTTGTCAAACATAGTAATCTTTTTCCAAAATTACATAAAAAAAACACAGACTATTTGTGTAGTCTGTGCCGTTGTTTGAAAAAGTTTATTTTATGATTATACGGCTTTTTATCTCTTTTTGAGAAAGTTGTACGTATCTGCCTGCTATTTGCGCTAATTGTGCTGTTGCCATGTGTATTTGATTTGTGGGGGTTGTTAGCCCCCGATGAATTAAAGACATTCTATCTCTTTTTCTTTTGCAGCTACCCTATTTTTTAGAGTTTCTGCAATAAAATCCCTTATTGCAAGGTGGTCTTCGTAACTTAATCCAGTTGTTTCAAAAGGTATTTTCTTACTCATTACGTCCCAAAAAGTAATACTTACATAAGAAACATAACCTGATATATTTTTCAAACTTTTTTCCATGCTTTCAATATCTGAAAGCATTTTAGGAACTTTTTTTGCAGCACTCATTTTCATAATTATTAAGAGCATGATAAGCTACTTTGTTCTTGCCACCAATCAACCGCATCATTTTCCTCGTCATAAAGACCATCTGCGTACTCTTGTTCGTAATCTAAAACAAGCTCTTGAATATCTGCGCCTTCACAAACCTTTTGCCCCATTTCTAAAACTTGGTCAAGGCTAATATCAAAAACGCATTTTACACAGTCGCAGGTTTCATAGTCTTTGAAAAAGTTGAAATCCTTTTGCGTAATTTGAGCAGCAAATATGTTTTGCCCCGCTCTGCTAACCTGTACAAATAGGCAAAAATAGGGCGTTTCTATACAGAAAAGAACTTTGCCGATAAGCGATTCACTGTAATTTCTTACGGTTGCGATTTGAAATAATTTTGTAGATTGCATTTGTCGTGTGTTTAAAAGTGAGAAATTATGATAAAACTAATGTTGTGTAATTAGTTCTTTTTATGAGTTTTTGAGATAAAAGGATTGATACAGTTGTATCTTTAATAGGAGTAGATTCTCCCT